ATTGTCAATGTTGTCAAAAAATTCTCGTCCACGTGCGTCAAATTCGTCAACGGTCAGCGGTTTATAACCGTGTACCAAGGCACGATCTTCGTCGCTTAGTTCAAAATGGTATTGATTGTCAAATTCGGGCATTAACGCGGCAGGACCACATTTGTAAATCTTACCATTGATCATGTGATAATTTTTATATTCACGGAAAGCACAGTTGTTGTGTGCTTTGGTAGGGTCACTTTGGTACAGTGTATACTTGCCGTCGGGTCGTTCAATGATATTGCTTTGCACAAACTTGTTGCTCATCCAGGCGTGTATTTGTATTTTATCAGCATTGATGAATTGATAATCGCTGCCAAACAAAGGATGCTTGCCGTGCGTTTCGACCACAGTGGGGCCTAGGAAATTACGAACTCGAGCAAATATTTCTTCTCGATCATCAGGGTTGTGTATGCTGATTCCCAACCAGTTTCCTACTTTGGGATCTAGTGCTTCTTCGAGTCCTTTGACACAGTCAATTCTGGTGCCGTTGCTTTGTACTTGTGTACCAGCATGTTCTGGCCATAACTTATTGACACCTTTAATCCATTTGACAATGTCTGGATTAAGCAATGGTTCTCCGCCAAGTATTACAGGATGTCCTATTTCTATCTTCTCAGCCCAGCGTGTGAGAATAGGTTCTGCTTCGTCCCAACTTTGCCAGCCGCTGAATTTATAATTGTTGTATCGATTACAACCATTGCAGGTTAAATTACATACATTGGTAATGTAGAATTCCAACTTGTCGATCAAGATTCTTTTTGTCATATAGCGATATTTAATGCCACAGTGTGGCGGAGATGTTTTATTGGCGACGCTTTAAGGCCGCTTTGGCATTACTATCAACAACAGTACGTGCTTGGTCAACACTCATGCCTGTTACGGCTTCGGTGTTGCCTTTGAATCTGACCACACCTGAATTTGGTTCAAGTGGTTCCAGCAAATTGCTCAACGGTTCACGACTGATCATGTCGCCAAGATTCTGTTCGGTTACATTTACACCCATTGATTGTGCCAGGTCGATAAATGCTGCCTGGCTAATTTGTTTGGAGGCTGCTTCGTCTTCGGCTCTGTCGCTGAGAAACTGACTCAGCGCCGCTAGTTTAAGGGCGCTGTTGGCAGTTTCGTCAAACTCACGTAGGCGCATTATCTACGCTCGCGACCTAGTCCAGTTTTAACAGGCTCTTCAATGTCTGCTTCTGCATCGGCAGCAAGTGCATCTAACTCGTCTCCTGGTTCTGCAGGCATTTCAGCACCGGCATCCATTGGAGGCATTTCTGCACCAACGTCAGGAGCGACTTCGCCTGGAACCACAGGTGCTTGTCCTGTTACAGTGCCCATGGCAGTTTCTAGTTGAATCTTGGATTGCTGTAGGTTTTGTACCATTCCGCCCAATGCGGCTGTGGCATCGGCATTGAATTTTGTAGCTTGGTCGTAGCCGATTTGATTACGGATTTGATCAACCAGTGCAGGCAAGTCTTTGAATTGAATAGACGTAACTTGCTCGATCATCTTTTGAACTTGATCAACCATGTCTTGACTGGCCAAGATAACTTGAGCTTGTTGAACTTCACTTTCTGCTAAACGACGGCCTGTTCTGCGACGAGTTTCAGCAGTCATTGCGGCAGATAATGCGGCACCCTGTACCATCTTTTGTTCGTCTGGCGACAATGTTTGACCGGCAGCACTCTTGGTCATTGCTGACTTGAGTTTGGGATCAGTGATCTTATTCAGAGCTTGTTTTGTTTTGTTAGGGTCTGGCATTCCCATTGTTGTGTTTGCCGGAAGCTCTTCTTTGATTTTTTTAGTCAACACTTGCTCAAGCATTACTAATTTCAAGTATGCTGAATCTTGTTCGCTCTTGTGGAATGCCGGTGTGCGACGGTGCTCACCTAGTAGTCCACGCACCTTGCCTAACATAGCATGTGCTTGACGCTTTGAAATTGATTCAAAGGTAATGCTTTTACCAAAGTAACTTTCGAATACTTTAGCGACTTGTTTTGTTTGCGGCAGCACGGCCAATTCTTGCAGTTTCATTATCGAATCCTCGTTGTTGATAATATTTAGCCCAATTCACACATTTGGCTAATCTATTTTCTATTTCTTTTTTCTTTAAAATCTTATTTTCTAGCTTGGTCAGAATGATTTCACGTTGATCAGCATTTTTAATGCGATCACCTATGGCGGCTCTGGCAGTGATATCCACAGTTAGATGATGTAAATTACTGTCTAATTGCATTAGTTCACGGGCTACGTTATATTTCTTAAACTTATCAGCAATACACCAACTCAATGCTGATTTAGTACTGTGAAAAATGCCAACATCAGTTAAAGAACAATGTACTCTGTAACCTAGTTTTTCTTTGACAATACTGTATCGTCCAAATACTGTGTAATCTCCATCAGAATTTTTCCAGATGCTGTTGTGTTCTAGAGTGGGGAATTCTTTAAGTATTTCTCGGGAAATTTCTCGATCTATTTTCATTTAAAAACGTAGGTTACCAGCAGCCATCCAGTTGACGCGGTTAATACTCCAATGAGCCCAAGACCCCAGGAAATCAATTGATCGTTGCGTTTAGTAGACATCGCTTGTACCATGTCACGCACTTCGCAAATTAATCTTTCTAGACTAGAAATCTTAGCGTCAACTGTGTCTAATCTTGCTTCTAATGCACTGTAGCGTTCTGCGCATAGTTCTACATGTGCTTCTAGACTTTTTTTCTCAATAGCAGTGGTATCAACCATGTTGGGTCTCCAATGGATTATTTATGGCTATTGGAGCGAACCATATGTTCTGATGTGGGCCTTGTGTAACTATAATAGACTTCATTTCTGGTCTATTATCCAGTCCTAACAGCATAGGAACACCTTCTGCATCCGCACGTAACACTGCGGTCAAGTCATCATTTAGTCCGTAGATGTTGTCGGTTTCGGTTTCAAATTCAAACATCCAAGCACGATTTAATACGTCTATTGTGGGCTCTTGTATGCGGAACAACTGTGTGCGTAGTCCCAGTATCTGTGTCAGTGTTTCCCAATTGCGTTGTTGATTTCTAGCACGGCTCCAATCAGACTCGTCAGTTATTACATTGCCAGCATGGTCACGAAATGGAACTCGTGCTGGTTTGTAATGCCCAGTGACGCCCGTGGCAGTTATGTCAAAGAAAGTTTGTACTACGAATCTCATGAGTTCTTTTTAATTAATTCGTACAACACTTCGACTTTGTCGCATAGTTCGTCAAGTGCCGCATTGTTGTGGCGTGATTCAAATATTTCTGCCCAGCGACGTTTGTTTTCGAGTTCTTCAAGTTCTTGTTTTAGCTTGGGGTCTTGGTAGTGCAGGGATTTTGAACTGCTTCCAGGTTGGCGAGCATACACTGTGCGGCCACCGTCGGGGCTTTCGAATATTGTTACTTCAGTTATTTTGCTTACCATCATAATGAAGTATTTAAGTCATTAACGCAAGACCCTATATTAAAGTCAATGAAAAGCCCCTTTCGGGGCTTTTATTTTTACGCCTGGTCTACAAACTTCTTGAGTGCTTCCGCCTCAGATACAATAGCCGTTGTTGACGGAAAGTCAGGCAAAGTTGGAAACGGTAAACTATCACGATTGGCGTCGGTTAACTTGGAATGATATTCATTGACAAGTTGACTGCGTTTTTCGTAAATTGGCGCTTGGAGGATTTCCTTGGCCAGGGTGAGAAGTTCGAGACGGATCTCGTAAGGTGTTTTGCTCATGTTTTTCTCCTGTGTATGTGTGTGTTGATCAAGTCCCGCCCTATGCAGGACAAGATTGCTACACGAGCATGTTTACTTAGCAGTGTAAAATTAGCCCAACAAAAAACCTGCCGAAGCAGGTTTTTATTTTACAAACTAATTAGATTAGTTTGTGAATGTTGCTGTAGCGGCTGTAGTAACAGCGTAGCCTAGAGCGGCTGTCAATGCAACGTCTAAGTCTCCACCGTTAGCATAGCTCCATGCGCCAGTTGGGTATGTAGCCAAAGCCAATGTAGCTTGGTTAGAACCCACTGTTGTGAATTCGTACATAGCGATTGTGCATTGTGTTTGAATTGTCAAGAATGCTTGTCCCAATGAAGTAGCACTTACAGTAGCGTTACCAGTGAAAGTAACTGTACCGAAGTCTAACTTAGGACCTGCAACGTTAACTGTTGCGCCACTGGTTACTGTGTTAGCACCACTGTTCCAGCCTGCGCCAGGTGATGCGGCGACTGTGCCAGAATCCATGTTGACAACTGGTTGGAAGTTGCCGTTTACTTGTGTAATATAAGCCATTTTTAAATCTCCTTAGTATATGGTCGCTTTGGACCTGCATTTATTTATGCTGTAAGGAAAAAAACTCTGTTTAGGCTGTTTGATCTGGGTTATTTAACGCACGATTTCCGGCACTAAAACCAAATCGATTCACCAGTTTAGCACGGCCTGCAGGGGTGGCCAACACCCAACCTTCTTGTCCGGGCTGTTGGCGATCTAACTGTGCCAGCATGTCTGTTTTGATGTCGTTCAAC